TAACAATTCCCCGCTACCCCAATACAACAACAAGCTCAGATACACAATCTAAAACTTTTTTTAGATCTATTAAGTATTTTGTTTCTAGTGATGCCCTTATTTTTTCAATACTTTCTAATAACCCTGATCTACAAACAAACAAGGCTCAATGGCAAGATCAATCTAATGTTTCTGCCGAGGATAAAAAACCATTTATTACAGGTATTAGGATAAACTCTAAACTTTTCAATATAGATGAAAATGTATCTAATATCGGTAGCCTTTCTGGAGTTTTTGAGCAGCCTGGAGGTATTGCAGCCGCAGATGGAACATGGTTTGCTTATTCTTGTACCTTTGCCAATTCTGGAAACCCTTGGAATAATGGTACAAACACTGGCTATAAACAAGAACTACAGTTGAGGTTTTAATTATGTCGTACACAAGCGAATTACTAACCCACACAGGTGGTATCACCACAGAAGAATGGGACAGATTGTATGCTGACTCATTAATTTCTATGGAAAACGGTAGTACCCCATGGAATATCTATGTTTCAGACTTTTCACCAGAAAACAAAAAGAACTTTATGTGGGAATCTGTAGCTCATGCTGTAGATGCTCCCAATACTTTCTGTTTCACTACAAGCCTAGATAACCACATGGTGCAATTGATTTTAGGAACTAAAGTCGGCACACAAGCTAATTTGTATTTTGCTTTGTACGGTAAAAATGCAAATGGTTCTAAATCTTGGCTGTACGATGATGATTACCATGCTCATTGTAAGAGTTTTTTTGCTGAAAATAATGCGCTTACTTTAGAAGCTAAATCTGTAAAAGGTGGACCTATGGATGATTTTGTAAACAAAAAAGCTTTAACAAACTATAGTGGCTTTTCAGAGTCTAATGAAAGACTGCCTGAAACAACCACCTTAGGTACATCTTCTTTGAGAAAAGTTTCTAGTGCGCTTACTTAGTGCTTTATTATTACTATTAACAGTACATGTTTATGCACAAGACACGGATAGTGGCAATACTTCAACTCAAGATGGTGATTTAAACACTAACCAGCAGGGTGCTACAGTTGACAGTAACAACGAGACTAACACGAATACCAACCAATATAATGGTGCGGGTTCAGCTAGTCAGATACCAGTAGCTAGCGCAGTAGCGCCAAGTCTGATGAGTGGTGGTAATGAGAGTTGTTTGAAAAGTTTAAGCGGTGGGGTATCAACTTTGCAGATTGGTTTAAGCGCAGGTAGATATCAAATAGATGAAGATTGTAACAGGCGTAAAGATGCTCAAATGCTATTTACGTTGAATATGAAGATAGCGGCTATTACAAGAATGTGTCAAAATGACAAGATTTGGTTGAGTATGTTTGAAAGTGGTACACCTTGCCCTCTTGTTGTAGCTGGTAAGGTAGTGGCAGGTAAGAATGCTTACTTAATGATGAAGCGTAAACCTGATTTATTTGTTAGGAATTATTTAAAAAATAAAGAATATTTTGATGTCGCGTTAGGTTTCAATGGAGGTAAAAATGGCGAGCATAAAGAAAACGGTAGTGATAAGTCTGTTTCTGAGCGTTTCCGCACAACTAAGTGGTGATACTGGTGTCTACTATCCTCAAGCTATTACTTTCGGTAGTCTTATTGACCCTAATATTAACCCTTTACGTCCTGTCGGGGGTTTTGTAGAAATACAAGAACTAGTCAATACTGCCGATTATATTAATTCGCAAGTCAGCGATGCTCAAGCCAGCGTAATAGAAATGGCTTTAGGTGTTCCAGTATCTTCTGATTCAGTAAATGGACTTTCTGTCCCAGTAGCGGGTCGTACAGATTCACACAAAATAGACCTTTTAGAAGTTGCCTATTATAATCAATCTATTTTGGATACGGTTAATGCTAATTATTATTCGGCTCAACACTTACTGGTGGATAGTTATGAAGAAAATATGGATCAAATGGACGCGGCAATTGAGATGTTTGCAGGTGCGGCAACAGAGATTTCAAAGGCAGAGGCAATATACACAGAAGCTATTAACGCTCAAACTGATGAAGATCGCATCCAGCTACAAAATTATATTCGTTCGAACGATGTACAAATTGACCAATCAACAGTCCAAACATTCAACCAATCACTTGATGTTATTGAGGATAAAGCACAAGCGGCTACTGCGAGCCTATGGGCAAGCCAAGATAGCGCAACCCTTGCAATGATCAATTACGATGGTATTGCTACATTATCTAATATGACCAGCTCTACTGTTGCCTATGATGCTTGGTCTGATCAAATGACTATTACTTGGGATAATGCTACTGATACTGTCCTACAAGGTGTCTTTTTTAATAACGTAGATAATATAGGGTGGACACAAGCCACTACAGAGGTCTATGACGGCTTTTACGGTGATACTCCTCCTATTAGCATCAACGAGATGTATAGCGCTTATAGCTATGGTACAGGGGAGTCTGTGGCATCAATAGGTTCTGGGTATAATGTAAACGCTAAACTATACGATCCTGTGCAATTAGTTCAAGATGTAATTGAAGTAACTAATGAAAATCCGACTACAAATTACAACAACCAAAACGGTAATCTTGGAGGATTATATGAAAATTAAAAAAAGTGTCTTAGCTATAGTTTGGGTAGGCACCCTAATCATCGCCTTTTGCGTAGGGATTAACTACGAAAAGAAAAATAGTGAAGTAGCTCTAGCCAACTCTAGTGTATTGATAGGCGACATTTGCAAATGGGTCATACTAGAAGAAGATAATTATTTTGGCGGCTGGCCTATGATATGTAGAGATTTAAAAGGCCAAGGGCATTTAGATGGGAATTGAAGATATAGAATTAGACGTTGGTGGCACTAAATTTAAAGGTGTCTATATTGCTATATTGTTTAGTTTTGCCACAACAATCGGTGGTGGTATATGGGCGGCTAGTGAATTTGTGTCCAGAATAGACAACATAGAGGCTAATTTAGAAACAACTATAGAGTCAATACCTGATATTGAGCCGATGGAGTTAGAATTAGCTAGTATTCGCACCAAAATAGAAGATAATGATCTGGGTCATCTGCAAGGCAAGCTAGCGGAATTGGACACATTACTACTTAGTATAAAAGAACGTCAAAGTGAAGTCCTGCAAGATGCGTCTACTTCTACAGCAAAAGTTAATAATATGGAAAAAGATTGGATTGAAGTACGTAATGAATACAAAGCCATGGCCGATATGATTAAACAGTTTGAAAAAGAGGTGGCTAAGTTTAAAAAAGAAGTTGATGACCTTTGGAAAGGTTTAGATGCAGCAAGTAGTCCTTTGGGGTAGTGAATGGCGTTAATCAAATTAAAATTCAAGCCAGGAATCAACAGAGAAGTCACCCCCTACGCGGGAGAGAACGGCTGGTTTGATGGCGATAAAATACGTTTCCGTTTTGGCAATGTTGAAAAGATAGGCGGTTGGACTAAAAAATCATCAGATTTTGGGTTTTTAAATAAAGCTAGGAAAATATTTCCTTGGACTGATTTAGCTTACGAACGTTTACTAGGGATAGGTACTAGCAGTAAAGTATATATACAAAAAGCTAGTAAAATTTACGATATAACCCCTGTAAGAGCTACTCAAGCAGCGGGGAGTAGCGCAGTTACGTTTGCAAAAGTTGGAACAACAAGCACAATCACTGTTACAGATGCCTCGCATGGAGCATTTACTGGTGATTTTGTAACTTTCAGCGGTGCAGCTAGTCTTGGTGATGCTATAACAGCTAATGTGCTTAACCAAGAATATCAAGTAACTAAAACGGCAGCAAACACATATCAAATAACAGCTAGAAGTGCTAGCACGACTATACCTTCTATTACTCAAAATGGAGTATTAGCACCTGTAAAAGTCAACGCTACAAGCAGTGATACAGGTAATGGTGGAGCAAACGTAGCAGCGGTGTATCAAAACACTTCTGCTTTAAATGTTTCTGTTATTGATTTAGGTTGGAATGCGGGAGATTGGAACGGAGCAACTAGAACATGGGATTCAGCTGCTGATATTTCTGGTGCAGAAGCAGCTTTACGTGTTTGGTCTATGGATAATTTCGGTGAGGATTTAATTTTTTGTGCTAAAAACGGTGGTATATTTTATTGGGACACCAGTGCAAATAAAGCGAGTATGGCCAGAGCAGTTAATATAACAGCACACAATAGCAACTCCGATGGTCAAACCCCGCAAGTAGCTACTTTAATATTAGTCAGTGATGTAGACAGACACGTCATAGCTTTTGGTTGTGGCGCGGGTGGTTCCCCTGCTGTGCAAGACCCTTTACTTATTAGGTTCAGTCACCAAGAAGATCCTATTCAATGGACAGAAACAGCAAGTAATTCTGCTGGTGAACTTAGGGTTGGTTCTGGTAATTTCATAGTTACTGCGGTACAAACTAAACAAGAAATATTGGTATTCACAGATAAAAGTTTGCATTCTATGCAGTTCATAGGTCCACCGCTTACTTTTGGTATAAAAATAGTA